CCAGAAATATCTAAACTAGCAGCAACAACATCTCCTACTGTAATATTTGGAGTACCAGTTAATCCAGCAGCATTACCTGTACAAGAACCAGATGAACCAGATGCATTACCAGTTACATTACCAGTTAAAGCTCCAGTAAATGTGGTTGCTGTAAGATTTCCATCTGATGGATTATATGTTAGTCCTGTATCAGTTTCACCACCCTGATTGCCAGTAGCACCATCTACAAATACTGGATATACTGTTTCATCCGTTGAGTTATTTGCAGTACAATTAAAGTTAGTTGCATTAGTTGCGGTCCCAGTAGTATCTTGGTTACCAGCAGAATTTACACCTGGAAGATCAATATTAGCAGAACCATTAAATGATACCCCACCAATATTTCTAGCAGTTTCCAGTGTAGTAGCTGTAGCAGCATTACCTGTTGTATCTTGATTTAAAGTACCAACGGTGAAATCTAATGTATTATCAGCATCTTGGTATGCAACAGTAATACCCGATTCAGTATTACTGGTGACCATACCTCCTATAGTATCAGCAATATACTCATTCAAAGCTGTGCCATCAACAGTAATTGCATCTGCTTCTAATGTTCCATCAATATCTGTATTGCCAGAAATATCTAAACTAGCTCCAACAACATCCCCTACTGTAATATTAGGAGTCCCACTTAATCCAGCAGCAGTACCAGATGTATTTTGATTACCAGTGGCATTTACACCTGGAAGATCAATATTTGCAGAACCATTAAATGATACACCACCAATATTTCTAGCAGTTTCTAATACAGTAGCTGTAGCAGCATTACCTGTTGTATCTTGGTTTAATGTTGCGACCCTAGCAGCAGCAACAGTACCAGAAGAAATATTAGAACCACTTATTGCTGTGATATTAGCACCACTACCAACAAATCCACCATTAGCAGTTACTATTCCTGCAGCGGCAATATTACCATTAGCAAATATACTTGCAGCCGTTCCTACATAAAGACCACCTATTGCAGTTACTACACCAGAAACACTTAAAGTTGTAGAAACTACATTATCTGTATTAGCAACACCTGTTAATCCACTACCATCACCAACAAAACTTGCTGCGGTTACAATACCTGAAAGAGTAGCATTACCGTTAGATGCAATAGTAGCAGCAGAACCAACTCGAAGACCGTCCGTAAGTGTAGCAATACCAGATGCTACATTTAAACCAAGAGTTGTGACTTGTATTCCTTTAGTTGCAGTAACAATACCAGTAGAATAGATATCAGTTACGACATCATAGTTAAGTGTAGTTGCAGTTAAAATTCCACTGAAATAACCATTCGTTGCAGTAATAACACCAACGCTCATTCCAACGCCAGTTACATTACCATTCTTAAGAACATCATCTAAAGTAGAATCACTACTACCACCAGATAATGCAGTACTTGCAATACCAACCCACTTCGAATCTGTTGAATTATAAATTAAGAGTTGATTATTTACTCCTTCAAAACTAACATCATCAAGGTCTTTAATAAACCCTGCACCACCGCCACCAATGGATGATAATTGATATTGAACTCTTTCTACAAATATTTTATAGTGTTTTTGAAGTTGATCAAGAGTTACAAAATTTTGATCAATTGGTGTAAGTGGATCTGGATTTTTTGTGTCTGGTGGATCATCACCAAGAGGAATATTAGTTTCTGCTAATAATTTTTGTTCCTTCTTTAATTCATTAACAATTTTACGAAGTTCTATGATACCTGTCTTATTATCATTAAACTTATTACTTAATTTGGATAAATCTTTTCTAACCTTATTAATATCTTCATCATAATATTTTACTTCAGGAAGATCTGAAATATTATTTTGTACTTTCTCAAAATACTCTTTAAGAGATCCAGTAATTATATTTTGAGATTCGACATTCTTATTATTAAATTCATTTATTCTTTTCTCAATATCTTCCTTTAAAAGATTATATTTACCCAATATTTGTTTTTTTAATTTTCTATCATCATCTTTAAAATGTATTTTATATTCATGAATTTGATTAGATGATTTTTTTAATTTTTCATCCAACTCCTCTTTAATATTCTTTAAGTTATCCTTTAAATCATTCTTTACACCATCAATTTCTACTCTACGCTCAAAATCTTTAATATCATAATGTTCAGAAAAGTTTTTAATATCAGTATCAATCTTATACTTAACAGATTCTATATCATCGTCATAATACTTGGGTTCAGGAAGATCCAACATATCCTGATAGAACCCATCAATCTTACTCGTTAATTCCTCTATTTCAGTTTCATAATATTTTGGTACAGGAAGATCTAAAATATTCTCCTTTACCTCATTAATTCTTTCCGAAATACTATCTGATAAAGAACTAATATCCTCATCATAATACTTGACTTCAGGAACTACTGGAATACTACTTCTAACATCTTCAATACTTTCATGAAGGGTTGCTAAAATAGGATCGTATTCCTTAATTTCAGGTATTTCGGGAATATTGCTTCTTACATCTTCAATTAAAGAATGCAATTCCTGTATTTGTTCTTGTTTTACTATCTCATCAACTTCTTCTTCTAATTCTGATATCTCCTCTTGAATCTCTGTAATATAATTCTCAACTGAAGGTAAATCTGATTCTACCCTAATTTCTTCAACTGATGGAAAACTTGATTCTTCTGGTATATATTCCCTTTCCTCTTCAATAAATTCATCTACTGAAGGTAATTCTTTTTTTACTATAAACTCATCTATTGATGGTAATTTACTTTCTACAAGAAAATCATCTATCGACGGTAACTTGTCCGACATTTTATGGATACTGAAAGTACTTCGGGATTCCTCTCCCAAAGTTATTTAGATTCCTTTGGTAGTCCAGACTTTAATAGTTTTTGTAGTTCTGCTGTTGAACCAACAAACAATGCATTATTAACTGTATTGGGTCCTTTAACTTTAGTTTCTTCCTCTACATCCTTCAATTTCTTTTGAAGATCCATCAACTTATCAGTTGCATCAGAAACACTTTTAATTAACTGACCAGCAACTTCATATGCTCTAGGCATCTCACTCTCTTGAGCAAGTTCAAGAATACCATTAATTGCTTCTTGCCCTTTCTCTATAATACTGTAAAGATTACCACGAGTATACTCATAGTCCTTATCAATATCAGTTTTAGTAAATCTATCAGGTTTCTGCTCTGGAGTTATACCAACATTACCTACATTAGTAAGTTGATCTTTTCTAGTAGCACATCCCCCTTCAGGAGTATTTGATACTTCTACATCCACATTAAAGGCATCATCTAAATTGGTCATTTTCATGTAATTGTACCAGTAAATCCAAAGTCATCACCAAACTCTACAAGAGTACTATCTTCAGTTCCAGTATAATCTATACCCTTAATAGCAGTTCCTCTGACATGTGCTTTTGCAAGAGTGCTATCTTGAGATCTCTTGATATTGATCTTATTGCCAGTAACCTTGGTAACATAAATTTCCTCACCATCCATTTCAATATATTTCTTGGCAGTGATCTTCGTGCCGTCATCAACCATCATAGTAATTGCAGCTGCATCAATATCTTCCGCGAGATTGGTGACAGTATCATCAGTGTAATCCTTAATTGCTCTTGGAGTAACAGAGTATGTAATATCTCTTGTTGTACTCTTGGAGTCTCCAGAAAGGTAACTGACAGCAACAGATTTGATGATATCCTTGGTAGCAGTTTGAACAGGTCCAAATAGATATGTCTTTGCAGTAAATCTTAAAGTATACATAAGTACTCTACGAGATGTGTAATCTCCCTCATAGTCATCCTGCATTGTAATATTTTCTAATACAATTGGGATATCCCTCTTCTCTTTAATTCCCTCTACCAATTGTACTGTTAAATTATATTGTGGTTGAAAATATGGTAAAATCTGTTCTGTAATCTGCAATGCATCATCATTTAACTTACACATAACATTCAACTCAAATTGCATATTATATGGAACAGGCATATAAACCTTTTTAGTAGTTGTTCCGTCAGTAGAATCTTTTACTGTAATCTGTTGAGTAGTAGTTACTTTTCTAGCAGGATCATAAGTAAGTCCAGTAAACTCAAAGGACATTCTTGGTAATGATATTGCAACCTGCTGACTTAAATTTGGTGCTTGTTCTAATCTTGCTAAAAACTTCTGTACAGGTCCATATGCTAATGGAACCTTTACAACAGAACCTTCTTGCTTAATGGTAATGTTATTAAAAAGAGTACCAAAAGAAATAAGTGTCTTTCTAAGTATTTCGTTATAAAAATATTCAAACATAGTTATAGACCTGGTATATTATTTATGGTGTACCAAATGGATTACCTTCAGAGAAGTCTAAAATAGCATCTGCTTGAATTTCAAACTCATCATTCTCGCCATATCCGTCATCAAAATTAGTCAAATCAATTAATCTAACCCTCTGAACTGCACCAGAAGTTCCACCTGTTAAGTCTTCTCCAATAACAAACGTTCCACTAATATTACCAATTTCTATTTCATTAGTAACAGCATCCCATTTTCTTACTCTTGCAGTAGCACCACTAGTACCACCTGTAACAACTTCATTAAATGCATAATTTCCTTGACCAGCACTTCCAGGTGAAGCAATTGTTATAGTTGGATTTTGTGTATAACCTCTACCACCATCCATAATATGAATAGCAGAAATTGTACCAGCAGCACTTACGACAGCAGTAGCAGCTCCACCAACTGTTGATATACCAGTTACAGTAATAGTTGGAGTTGTTGTATATCCAGAACCACCAGCAGTAATAGTTACAATACCAATAGTACCATTTTCTACCTTGGATGTAGCTGCTGCGCCAACACCATCTCCATATATTTCAACAGTAGGATTATTTGTATAACCCATACCAGCATTAACTTGATAGATTGACTGAATTACCCTTTTAGCACCAGAAGGTTCAGCAGCACCAGCACATACAACAATACCACCAAGTAAATTCGCAGTTGCAATACCACTTATTCCACCTGAAGGTGCAGAAGAAATAGCAACTCGTGGAGCATATGTATAACTATTACCTCGATTACCTATCTTAATATATTGAATACCACCATTAACTATATGAGCAGTAGCAGTTGCTTGCACTGCACTTCCTGCTAATGTTAGTTTTTGAGTACCACCAGAACCAATGAGAATATCTTCACCATCTACACCTTCTGTAGCCTCTAAAGTATCATCAATTTCATCAACACCAGTATCGATAACTTCGTCTTCGTAACGGAAGAGTTCACAACGAAGTTCATAAACATAAGTATTTCTTAATTGATAAAATGGTTTCTCATGCTCTACATATTTGATTTCAAATAGACGATCTCCTAATGGGAAATAAATTAAATCTCCTTCCTTGGGTCTAGTTGATAATTTTACATTTGCCTCATTCTTCATTAAAGGAGAAACATATGTTTCAAATCTCTCCTTTGAAATAATTAAAGTTACTTCGTTTGTTGCCTGAATACCAAATTTAGACAACATAGTAGGATTATCACCATATCCATCAAAATTATCAATATACGCTTCTAATGGATATGCATCATCAAATTTAGATGAAGTTACTTCTTTTAATATAGTTTTCTCTTCAACATACTTTCTTGGCATATAATGAATATCGACACCATACATTCTCAACTGCTCATTAATGAGCGATTGAACCAGACTTTGTTCGCCTGATGATCCTTGTTGGAAGAATGGGTTAAGTGCCATAATCTTAACCTATCATATCTAATGGTGGAAGTTCATAAGAGTTAGACATCATTTCACGAATCCTTTCTAATTCTTTTTCTGCATCATCATAAATTTGTCTTCCATTTAACTCTACTCCACCAGGTAACTTTACTCCTTGGAATTTTATTAGATTCATACCCCATTGTCTTTTAATAAGAGCAGTTAGGTATGGTTTTAAAAATGAATCATTCCAAACTCGTGTATAATCATTTGGATTTAATACCCGATAACAATCCATAATAATATAATCACCTTCAGTTACATTGCCCCAATCAACATCCAAATACAATCTATCTTGTCTTTGATTAAACCTTATTTGTTTTTGTGTAGTTAATAAGAAATTAATATCTTCAAGATAAGTTTTAACCATTGCATAAGTCAAAATTTCTGTTTGACCCCAATAGTAAATATCGTTTAAAAATAACTGATACTTAACACTAAACATGTTATTAGTAACAGTATTAGATCCATCATAATGGAATATCTTTGTTACACCAATAACTTCTGGTGGAACTTGTAAATAATTGCTTGTTTCTTCCCAACTGAAAGTGGTAGTACCACCATCAATGGTTGCAGTAGCAGTACTGGTTGTAATTCCTACATTATCACTATTACCACCTCTCGATCTTCCTCTTTTAATATCATCTTCTGTTATCTTATACTTTAAAAATGCAGGATAAACACCATCAAAGTGTCTTTCCTGAAAAAACTGAACCGCATCATCAAGAAGATCCTCTACTTGCTCATCGGCAACATTAATTTCCAGTACAGGAGCACCTAATTGCCTTTTGCAATATGTAATTAATTCTTGTCTTGAAGCTGGTTGGGACATTTATAGAGTTCCTCTATCAATATTTATAGTGCAGAAATTGATGATATACCTGGTTGAACTAAAATTGTTCCATCAACAATTCTATAGAAAGTCGTACCAGAACTAACAATAACATCATAAACGTATCGACCTTCGCTAATAGTTTTAGTTTCAGTTCCACCAAGAGAAACTCTCATTCTACCATCAGCAGCACTGGTAAACCCGACATTAAAAGTTGCTGCAGGATTAGCAGTAGAACCAATTGAAACACTTTTAGTCATCTGGGATGAACCAGAATAACCAGTTAAATCAAATGCTGTTCCTGAAGTACCTACAATTTCAAAATTTGCTATAAAATTAGCACCGCCAAGCATATTGAAGTTAGCGGCATATGCAACTCCAGCATCTGGATCGAAAGTAATTTTCTTACTTGCCATTGACTAACTCCTTTAATAGAGATTTAATTTCACTAATTTCATTTTTTACATTATCAAGATCATTTTTCATTTCATCAAGATTAGAATCAACAGCAAAAGCCTTTGCCTTTTCAGCAGTTCTTTTTGCACGACGTGCTATGTACTGATTATATTCCATATTATTTGTATTAAGTATCTGGTCAGTATCTTCATCTCTGGCCAGATAATTATGATCTTTAACTTTTACGTGTGCCATACTATGCTAATGTAATAACCCTTAAACTAGAAACTCTAGGACAGAATGTTTGATTAGTGGAAGAAAGGACAAATTTAATTCTATATGCTTTGAATGCAGGTAAGTTGTTAGCAGTAAAGACATATTCTTTATATGATAATTCACTTGGAGAAAATCCTCTAGCATCTGTTTGAGGGACAAACGTATCAGATCTTCCATCACTATCAGACAATTCAATCATTTCGCCCTTATCATTGAAATTTTTATATCCAGGGAATGGAATAAAAATAGGATCAAAGTTTGATTGATCACTTACTGCATAGAAACATCTAACATCAGAATATTCATTAATATGTGCATCAAACATAATTTTGATAGAAGTTGCAGAATTTAATAATGTATTTTCCTTTGAAACATACTGCATAGCATGAGGATCTTCATCAATAGTATTAACTCTAGGATCCGTCTTATAGTTGGCAACTGGAGAATCAATTCTATTTGAAACTAAAACAGCACTCATTCTCTGTAAATCAACAATAGGTGTCAAATGAGTATCTGCTGTTTCTAGATTAATTGTCATTCCAAATGATCTATCACCTGGATAATTAGCAAGAGCTGACTGACTCGTTTCATTAACTCTTGAAGCAATCATTCTTGGAGAATTCAAGAAATTAGTTTTATTCAAAGTAACAGTCTCATATCCCTTATCTTGGAATGGTAAATCGGCTCCTTGACCTTTACCATCATTGAGGTTTGAACCAGAAACAGTTCTCATAGTTGCATTAATGGTTGTTCCAGGAACAGTCACATTATGAATAGTTGGTGAAATAATTTGGAATGGTATATTTTGAGATCCCTTAATTTTATATCCACCAGCAGATTTAGTTTCATTGGCATAAAGTTTAGGGAAACTTGCTCCAGTACTTCTATTTTCATGACCAAATGAATTTACAAACCAAGGGAATCCATCTTGAGGAATCTTTAAAGTATAACTATCAAAGGTTATTGGATTTGGATCCCTATCAGTAACTTTATCCATCATATGATCACGATTAATTCTTGCTAAAGAAACTCCAGCAATCTCATACTTATGAACAGGGGTTCCTTTAACATAATCATCTTTTTCACCTAATGCACCTCTTGTTATTCCAGTAAGTTGCCCAGATGAAGTTCCAGTATACTTAATAACCTCATCTCCAATTTTTACTAATCCTGGATTAGTTGCACCAACAGCTACATTTTCAAATGTTGCAAAATTACTAGAATCTGCAATAGGTAGAGAAGTAGATGCACTTGTGTTATAAGGTAACGTCAATGTAGTTGGAGGAACATCCGATGCTACCCCTCGAAGTCTTACATAATTCTGTTCATGATGCATACCATGATTTCTATGATCTACAGTAAAGTGTAATCCATCGCTAACTGTAGTAAGTTTTTCAATACTAACTCCACCACCACCTGATGTATCAACTGCCCAATTCATTGTAGTACCAATACCAACAGTATTAGTAAACATTACAGTCTTACCAACACCAGTCACAAAATCTCCTTGAACATTATCAAGAACTAATTCATTGGTACTAGCAACAGAAACAATGGAGAATCTAGCATTTCTACCAACATCACCATTTCCTATTGTAGCAATACCAAGAACATCACCCTCCGAGAATCCACTACCAGATGATGTTATGGTTGCAGCAACAGCAACCCCATCAGCAATATGAACATTAGCCGTCATAAAATCACCATTAGCAGTTATATTGGTAAGTCCAACACCAACAAATCCATAAGATCCTGTTGTTGGAGTATATCCTAAACCAGCATTAACAAGTGCCATATCACCAGTTCCAATACCAGCAGAATCAACCCAAACACCAGTTGCATTTGATCCTTCTTGATAAACAGTAACACCATGTTGCATTAAGGTATTTCCTGCAAGTGTTGTTCCTAAACCAACTCTAATTTGTCTTGAATTAAAGTTAATTGAGTTTGGCATTAAAGTTGCAACTTGATTATTACCCTCCGAAAGTTCTGGGTTATAAACCTCTAAAGTTCCTTGTGGTTCAAATTCTGCCCGATTAAGTTTAAATTTAAGATCTTCCCATTGTGATGCATCCCAAGTAGAAGCATTCTGTGACTTAAATAAAGATCCCAAATATGGTTGCTGTGAAATAAATTCATCAGTTATTAAATCAGATTCTCCAATTCTAGATATAAAGACTTTATACTTTGTTGACCACGATGCAAGACAAATAGCATATTCAGTATTTGCACCTTCAAGATAAACTGGTGCCTCAAAAGTAAACCTTGTTGCTACCGTACCACTAGTAGAGACACTAATATCCTGTGGTTTTTTGACAATTTCCGAGAAAGGTAAAACTTTTTGAGTTGGTGTACCACCAGACATTGTACGAATTTGGAATGTCATAGGAATATCCATGTCATCCTTGGTCTGGAAATAAACATCACAACTAGTAAGGAATATACCACCTTCTTCAGTAACCTGGAAAGATTGTGCTAATGGGTCATACCAACGTTCAGAAGAACCGACCTGATCATCTCTAGTTGAAATAGCTTCTGTTTTAATAACAGATGATCCTGCAAGTCTTCGAGCAGGTTTCTTCTGTGTAGAATGTTTCGTTACGACTTTAGCATTTCTAGTAGAAACAATATTTTCTTGAAGTGTTTCTAAAGTTCCACTAGCCTCATAAGTATCCTCACCAAAAGTATCAGTATTATCCTGATCATTAGTATTATTATCAATAACAGTAAATGTTTTCTTTCCAGTCTCAAATCTTGGATGATTTCCTGAATTTGGATTTGGAATATAGAAACTACCTATCAAATTAGCACCAAGATCAGAAATTAATCTCAAATTGGAAATTTTTGCTTGAGCACCACTAGTTGCACCCTTTAATATCATTCCACTAGCTACATATCCAAAGAAATCTCCTTGTGCTTGCTCACTTAAAGAATAAGTATCGATATTTAATATACTTGAAGTTGCTGAATATGTTGATGGCATATTAGCACTACCTTCACTTGCAAGTTGAACAGTGCCAGGAGTTCCCAAGAAGGTCTCTAATCCAGTAGCACCAACCTGTGAAATATAAGGATTTTTTGTAAATACGTCACTAGGTGCATTATAAGGTCCTTCTCTATGATTTGCTTGAGCAACTCTAAACTTAATGAAAGGAACATCTGTTCCTTCTGGTTGTACACCAGATTTAATCATTGTACCAGTAACTGTTTCACCAACTCGGAAAGTACCCTTCACCATTGCAATTTCTAATAATTTTGGAGTACAATACTTACTTACTTTAACACCATCAAAGAAAGCATATAATTGGGTTAAAGGCTTACATTTTGTTACTCTGAATTCAACATTTCTAGAACGCATTATTGTAACAACATCTCTACTTACAATTCTGTCACCAAGAGATTCGTTGTCCCATTGCTCTGTAACAAATTTTCTTGTACCTGTTCTAGTTGATGTACCAGTATCAAAAGTATCTCTAACAGTATCCTGCATTGTTGTTACAGTTTGTGTTCTCACATCCCTTATTACACTATGACCACTACCACCATTAATCCATCCTCTCTTAAGAATAACTTCTTCTGTTCTTATTGGACCTCTTTCTTCTCTTTCTACTTGTCTATCTGAGAAATCAGTTCCAGTCCAAGTAGTTTCCCAAGAATTCCATTCAATTGGACTTAATCCAGTTTGTGGATCAACACCCCATTCTCTTTGAGCTTCTGCCATTGTTGCAGCAAAATTACCTTCTGCCTTAATAATTTTTGCTTTAATTCTTGCAGTATCAGTCCAAGTATCTGTGTTAGGTGTTAATTTAAGAGTTGCTTGCCAAAAACTAACCAAGAAAGGAGTAACACTTTCTGTTCTAGTAGCAAATTGCTGACTCAACCACTCAACTTCAGAATAATCTAAAGTAACAATATCAGCTTGTTTTCTTATATTTGTACCTTCTGCTGGTAAATATTGAAGATCTTCACTAGCAGATACACCCTCAACAGGTCCAGCCATTAAATCTATAGAAGTTGTATAATGTTGTGGTCTTATCTCTTTATTCAAAGAATCAAGACAATTCTTTATTTTAATACCTCTAAACTCTTGTGGTTTAAGTGTAGTAAAGTTATCTACAAAAAATCCAGATTTAAATTTATTCATACCATCAGCATCTGGTATGAACATATTAGAAGTTTCTGTTTCTAACAATGATAATGAAGTATAATATTCAAGATTCTTGATTCTATCTTCAAGAGCCTTAATATCCTTCATCCTATATCTTTTATGCTTTAAGAAATCAACTTTTGTTTGCGTCTCTACATTAAATGTATATGGACTTAATGTAACACTAGCAACTTCTAAAGCATCATCAATCGCAATTGGTCTCTCTCTTTTCTCTGATGGATCACCATATTGAACTTGAAATTGTCCTTCTTTTGATAAGAATATTCTATCAACTCTACCCACATAATGAGAGAAATTTGTAATGATTGACTCATCAGACGCTAAAATATTAGAAGCAGAATTTCCCTGTGTTGTAAATGATCTTCCTTTAAATTCAAATGGAGATCTTGATCCTGCAGCTAAAGTAAAAGTATCAACTTTTGGTCTTATATCAATGAGATCAGTAACTCTTTCACCATTAATATGTTGAATATCATCAGTATAATCCCAACTATCATATGAATTCTTTGTAGTAATATCACCTTCATCATTAGTATCATAATAACCATTAGAGAAATAAACCTTTATACTCTTTGTAGGTGCTTTAGCATTTGCTTTCCTGGTTATAAATCCATAATCATAAAATGTATTCCTCTGACCACTGTTAAAGGTATAATTATATGAGATATTTTTACTAGAATTTTCTAATGTAGTTATTAAACCCTGTACTTTTGATTCATCAAAAGTTACTACTTCACCTTCTTCAAACGGTGTTTGATTTTTAATAATATATGAAATTTGAGCATCACTTATTTTCTCTGCATATATTGCAACTGCACCACTATTACTACCTATAAGTTTTTCACCAACAATCAAATCTGTAGTTTTTCCAGTTGCACCATTTAATGAGGTCAAAGTCATCTTGGGTGCAGATGGATGATTAACATCATTTGATTCAAAAATACCATGAATACTAACAACATCTCCTTGATTTAATACTATTCTTTCATCTTGAACTCTAGTACCAACAGGATAATTACCATAACTTAAACCATCATTTAAAGTACCAGTACCAGTACCAGATTGCTGAAGTTTTGAAGCAGTAATAACAGTAGCATTTACTCTGTTTAATCTCTTAATTTTTGCAGTTGGTTTTGATTTCGTTAATGTTGCTATTAGTACGGAACCACTATCAGCAGCTCCTAAATTCTTCATTTGTAAAACTGTATTACCAGCTGAAAATGAGAATTGATCATCTGTAAGAGCTACAGTTGTACCATCAGATTTAGTAAGAGAATATCTTTCTTCATCAAAAGGCAAGAAAGATTCATTAGTTCCTGAAGCTAGATCTGCACTAAGTTTTCCAGAACCAGTATTTGGATCTATTGAAATAGAGACATCATATCTTTTTCTAATTGTTAATGTAGCGTCTGTAAGATCAACATCCGAAATAAAATTCTTCGGCATTAATGTATACAGACTAGATTCTCCAGAATTGGTAAGTGGACTTTCTATAATCGTTAAATTGGAAACATTTAACGCAGATGTAGGCAATTCACCTTCTACAACTCCAGTAACAGTTGTAACACCAGTTACTTTAATAGCTCCAGTAGTAACATTAACTTCAGTAACCTTTGCATAGGATGGTACATTATTCCCCAATCCACCAAATTTTAATAAATTATCTTTCTTAAGAGATCCTGGAAATAATGGATTTTCACTAGTTATTGTACTAATTCCAGTAGATCCATTCTTTCCTGTAATTTTAGCTTCGCCTATAAACAAATGATCTTTTTGAATAATATCTGCATTAAATGTTTTTGCTGCACCAACAACACCTGGTCCAATAGATGCTGAAGGTCCACCATAAACTGACCTAACATCCTTCATTCCATAAGATGTTACTGCAACTGCAACACGCCTATCTTCTATACCATTAAATATAAATGGTTCATTAACTAGAAATTCTCCAGTTTTTTCATAAACATCTAAAGATGTACTAGCAGTAACAGCATCTTTAAGATATCCAGTAGCACCACTATATTTTCCCTTTATATGAGTAGGAACAGTAAGAGTTTTCTTGTTATTTAATGTTATACGGGAAGTTAATTGAATATCATATAAAGTAAGATCCCACACATTTGTATTAGCATTTGAAGTACTATAAGACCCAGATTCTAAAGCATGATCATAAACTCTAGCAAGACCAATCTCTTGGCCAGCAGCATTTAATTGATTTGCTCCTTGTCTTTCACTTCTTAAACTTACAATATAAGTATTACCAATACCAATAGTAGGAGAACCCCAAACATTATTAAGTGATAAAGTTTTTCCAGTATTATATGCAACACCTTGACCTTCTAATCTATTTGTTGTTCTTGGTTTTGGTGCATCTAGATATGTTGAAGCAATAGTTTGAATTTCATACCCTTTTACAAATGCTTTTCCTGGACCAATTTGATATAATGCTAAATCATCAGATGCTAAAGATCCTTGTTGTGTAAATTCTCCAGCATCATATACACCATTATTTCCAAGGTTATTATTTAAAGAATCCTTTACAACTACATCAAAAGGAGTAACACAATAATCACCAGACTCTGCATATGTTCTTCTAGCAAGTTCATCTGCAATATAATTATATTTCGTATTTACTGTTTGAGATGTTAATAATCCATCTTTAACAGTTGCTAATTCTATAAAATTAGAGTCATTAAAATCATCTAATGGTTTTGAATATAAACTAACTGATATTTTTAATCTATCAGCACCTGGTGCAGCATAATTATTAAAACCTTTAGAGTTATCTGCTAAAGTTTCATCCTCATCAGCATTAATAATATCCTCATCAATTCTTAATCCAATTCTGGCACTAGGTGAATTATCATATTGACTTAAAATAATAGTTTCATCGTGAACATTAACAAAATTACCTCTTATAAAATAAACACCATTTGATATAGAAAATGAAGCTGCCGTAGATGTTGCATTTGTTGCAATACATGAAGCAAAAGATTCACCTGTAGGTATAAAAGCATTATTTTGAGGACCAGAGATAATGTCACTATCTGAAGTTAGAAGTTCCCCATCATTGAATACTTTAATAGAAGTATCTTCTACACCAGAAGACATATAAGAAACATATATTGTTAAATTTCCTCTTTCAGAAGACTCTGCAGATAAAACTTCTTTAACAATTGCAGTTACACCAGTAGTTAATCCAATTATTTTTCTACCAACCAACTGTTCAATATAATAACTAACAGGAACTCCCAAATGTGTATTATTTAACTCAACAGCAAAATATTCTGGAGAATACGCAGTATTTCCAGGAATTACTTTTGCACCTTCTTTAAAAAAGTGTTGCCCAAACTTTTCAATTTGATTCTGAAGAATTGACTGTAAACCAGTTAATTCTCTTGCCTGAACAGGATATCCAGGTTTAAAAAGAACCTTATGATAATTCTCATTAGCATCAAAGTCGTCAAAATATGGACTGACGTTAAGATTGGTTTGTTGAGCCATAATTGATTAAAACTGTAATATGATCTTGATGTCTTCTTTTTGATTTGAAGATCTAGTAATGGACGGTCTATGATCAACATATATCATATTTCCAGAATATTTTTTAATTTCTGGGTTTGCTAATCCTTTAGTAAATGACTGACCAAGGTAATATGTTCTATTATTTATTGAGGTGGATAGACCACTAAATGTAGTACTAATTGATAAATTA